ACGGTGAGGCTGGAATAATGAGGTACATCATTCATCAAATTCAACAAGCGGAGAAACTATAGTGTCATTAAGCGAATTATCGGTTGAAGAGCATGCAATAGAGTCCCCAGCACCAAAGAAAAGAGGCCGTCCCAAGAAGATCATTGCTCAGGATGGTGTAAAAGATATCCCAGAGAATCTTGAAATTATCTGTGATCAGCGAGGTTATTTGCACGATAAGGGCTTCGATTTTAAATGGCTTAATTCTCTAGCCAAACAGTATGGATTTGATAAATTTGAATATCTGCACAAGTTTAGGTCTTGGAGATGCTATAAAGAAGATAGGCATCTTGATTGGATCAGCGTGAATGACTTGTCGCTAATCAATGGCGGCAAGCGCCTTGTAGAAATACTTTTGAAACATCAAGAAGTCAGCCCAGATAAGGCTGTTATTCAATACCATTGGAGGCGAGCATGAGCGAACGGGCCGAAACAGATACTTTGATTGAGCCACAAGCCACAGAGGAACCTACTAGCTTGATGGATTCTGCTGAGTCTACGTTAGGGGAGGGTGAATATTTCCTAACGAATGGGATTAAAGGGATTGGTGATAGACCCGAATATTATCTCCACGATAGATATGATTCTATCGCAGAGCAAGCGAAAGCCTATCCTGAGTTAGAGAAGAAGTTTGGAGCATTTAAAGGTTCTCCGAAGGATGGCTATTCAATGCCCGAAGGAATAGAAAAAGATGACGGGCTAATGGGGGAGTTAATCAAGTTTGGCACTGATTCCAATATGTCTCAGGACTCATTTGATCAGGCATGGGAATTACTGACAACGCAGAACGAGGCAGCAGACCAAATATCATCTGAGGCTGAGATGTCTAAGCTCGGTGACAGGGGAGAAGAAAGGATCAAGCATGTAGAGCAGTTCATGAAGAACACTCTGGATTCTGACCAATACGAGAGACTCCGTTACGGTGTTAGCACTGCCCTGCAAGTAGAACTAATAGAGACTTTAATCAACAAGACTGCTCCAGCAAAACTTCCAATGGATGGCAACGTTCAACCAGGTGGGGTTACTTGGGAAGATATTCAAGCAGAGATGTTCAAGAAAGATGACAATGGCAACATGCTTAGGTCAGTAGATCAACGTCATGAGGAAAAGATCCAAGCAATGATGAAAGAATGGGGTGGTGATAGACCTGACGTTCAGACGTATGGGTAATTACGGTAAGCCATTTGTGTGGGGGTTAGCACCTCTTTCTATATTCAGCTCACAACTAATTGAACCAAAATAATCTTGGGAATGGTTGGGAACCCTTTTCTGTTAGTACCATATAAAAGAGTGCGCTATGGAGATAACCCTGAGAGGGGTTCCCAAGGGTTCCCAAATCAGCTTATCCGCGCCAATTTCACTCCTTTTGGTAGTCTCATGAGGACTCACCTCTAGACTGCTCAATACGATCTTGAATCCACTGCGTCACTTCGCTTCTGACCCAGCCTTTAGCTCTAGCTCCTAGCTTGACCGATCTGGGAAATTGACCCTCACTCTCTAGCTTCTTTATGTTCGAATAACTCCGATAACCAACTCTCCTACTCACTTCAGGCCATCTGTCGATTGCTAAATTTTGATCTGTGGGGGTAGTCATGCTCTTCGTCCTTTAAAATTTCTAAACAGGACTAAATAATTGCAGGAACTTTGGGCGGAAAAAGTTACTTTTTTGGAGAGTGCTCTAAATCGAGGATTTTCTGAGCAATTCGTTTCCCTTTACTAACAGGACAGCATCTCGGATATAGTCTGATTGTTTTCTTTTAAATGATTAACTGATAGTATCACTAGGTCGGGCACTCTCCCTGCGAGATCCGACAGTTTGGGTTATAAGCTGACCGATCTGTCGGGCACTCAGTTGAAACCTCATAAGATGTAATTGTTTCATGTGAAACATCTACATTAATTTCATTTGACAAATTGAGGACTAGACTAATGTCAAAAACTTTATCGTCTGTAGCAGTAACAGAGTTTGACAGTATGGTTAAACATGCCTACCAGGGCATGGGCCTGCTGAAAGGCGCTGTAACTGTAAGAAATAATGTTGTAGGTGATACCTACAAATTCCGTCGTCAAGGCAAGGGTCTTGCTAACCAAAAATCAACTTCTGATCTTGTGACTCCGATGAACGTTACTCATGAATTCAAGACGGCTACTTTAGCCAACTGGAATGCGCCTGAGTACACTGATATCTTTGATCAAGCTGACGTTAACTTCGATGAGAAACAAGAACTGGCGATGACAATTGCTGGTGCTTTGGGCCGTCGATCTGATCAGTTAGTTATTGATGCTATGGATGCTTCCACTCCAGATACCACTACGGTTCCTTCTGGCGGTGTGAATCTGACTATGGCAAAGGTAATTGATGCTCAAGTTGAATTACGAAACCAAGGTGTGCCGAACACTGATCTGTTTGCAGTTATTGAAGCAGGAGGTTTAGGTGGACTATTAAACTCTGAAACAGCAACGTCTACGGACTATCAGAACATCAAGGCTCTAGTTTCTGGTGAGATCAATACCCTTGTAGGGTTTAGATTCATCATCATTGAACAGCGTGTTGAAGGTGGATTGACCGAAGCTGCTAACGTAGTTGACTCTTGGTTCTTTCAACGTCCTGCTGTGGGGCTTGCCCTCGGTATCGACATGAGAACTGAAATCAACTGGGTTCCAGAACGAACCTCATGGTTAAGCAATGGTATGTTGAAGGGCGGTGCTACCGTTCGAGACAATGGTGGCTTGGTTATGGTCAAGTACGACAAGACAGCCTAAAGGAGATAATTATGGCTTTTTCAAGAAGCGGCTTATGTCGCATTGGTGGTTCCGGTGTAGGTGGCAGCACATGGCAGTATTCTAGTGCTGACGCTAAAGCTACGGTTGTTGCGGCAGATTACATGCTTTTGGCTAATGATGAATTAAACATTGGTGATGTAATACTGGTTGTTGCTACTACCGTCCCAGCTACTCCTACTGCGTTTATCACTTACGTCAAAGCTCAATCGGCTACTTCGATTACTTTGGCGGGTGGGTCGGTAATTACTCCGTAGTAGTTGTGCTTCTAATTGGGGGGTTTCGGCCCCCCAGTTCTTAAAGGTATCAACATGGCAACTAAAATCGACTTAGTTAATAGCGCCCTTGTCTTAATAGGTGACTCACCTATTAATTCGTTAATTGGTAACTCTCGCGCCCAAAATGTAGCCAACACTCTTTACGACACCACTGTGAAGAATGAGATAACTAAGCATAGATGGGGGTTTGCCAGGACTAAAGCCCAGCTTGCATTAACTACAGAAGTCCCAGTAGGCCAAGAATGGCAATCAATCTATCAATTACCTTCTGATCTTTTATTTCTAATCAAGTTAGATCCCCGTATCAGGTATCAAATTTACGGAAGCCAAGTGTACACCAACAATAATGGCCCTCTTTATTGTGATTATATCTATGATGCCCCCGAGGCACATTGGCCTATATACTTTTCAAAGATGATTGAGTATGCACTGGCTAAAGACTTTGCAACCAGCATCAGGGATAGTTCAGCTTCCAGACAAGAGATGACTAACGAATACGTTATAGCATCGAGGATGGCTAGATTCACGGATTCACAACAATATCCTATCACTACCATTGCGAGTAACCCATTCGTTAATGTGAGATTCTAGTGGCAAATTCCAGATTTATACAAAATAACTTCGTGAGTGGCGAGTTATCGCCATACCTCCGAGGTCGTACTGATATAGTCCAGTATTACCAAGGGTTGCAGACTGCTAAGAATGTAATCTTAGTTCCTCAAGGCGGTGTCAAAAGAAGACCTGGCACCCAATATATTGACACCGTACTGAATAAGCTAGAGCGTCTGACAGCACAGAATCCAACTATGCCTAATGGCGGCACTGGATCGATCATTAATGATGGCAGTGATGCGACTACTTCATCTACTACGGTAGTGATAGGCACAACAAATCCATACGTTGTTGCTACCTATGATCGTACTGTCACCCCTATATTAAAGACTACGATAGTATTTGCAGACCTGCGGCAAATTAGTTTGTCTACCGGATCATCTAGTGAATTCGTTATACAGGATTCTTCTGACGGTGTGGCATGGACTACGGTTGGTACTGTCCCGCTGCTAGGGACTAACCCACAAAACTTTAGAATTGCTATCGGTTCAGCAAAGAGATGGGTGAGACTAGCCAGAATTGGCGCGACTGATCTAGGCGTTGCCACAGTCACACTGGCTGAGTTCAATCTAATCACGCAAACAACTACAGGGGGAGTACCGTCAGAGTCCAAGCTAGTAGATTTTAGTGTCACTACAGACCAAAACTACCTGCTGTCTATCACAGATAACAACATCCGCATATTCAAGAATCCAGGCACTCATGTTGCAGATGTACGGGTTCCGTTTACCGCGGCACAAGTCTCTACTGTGCGAGATACGCAGACTGAAAGCGTGATGTTGTTGTTTCATGAAGACGTGCCGCCACAAAGATTGAGTAATTTAGGCACAGATGCAGATTGGTTCTTGGATGAAGTGCCATTTATTAATGTGCCTACCTATGACTTCGATGATGATCTGAGTCCTACGCCTGTTACGGATGTGCAGAGTATTGTGTTCAATAGTGGATTCGTATCTGGTGATCAGTACCAGATAGACGTTGAAGGCGTACTGTCTAAAAATATTACCTATGCGGGTGATGGAACTGCGGATGAGCAAAACTCTACCATATTCAACATGCAGAGAAATCTGCAAGACATGCCTACTTATGGTGAAACTGGTGTAGCGGTCACGAGGACGGGCACAAGAACGTACAGCATCTCTGTGTCGGGAGGTTCTGCTAAAGATTTTGAGTTATATAGTGGGTTCCCCACTAGCGGCACAACCAAGCCAATTACTTTTACAAAGTTAGTTAACGGATCGCCCAGGAAGGAACCTGTCTGGTCTGCTAATCGCGGATACCCAAAGACCGCTTGCTTCTTTGAGAGTAGATTAGTTTTAGGTGGCACTAAGTCTAAGACCGCATCTGTATTCTTCTCTAAGTCTGGATCATTCTTTGACTATGAGATCGACGATGGCGATGACGATGACGGTATCTTTGCCACCATATCCTCTCGAAAGCTGAACGAGATCATCGACGTTTATCCAGGTAGAAACTTACAAATATTTACATCTGGGTCAGAGTTTTCAGTTTCCAGTAAGCCAGTTACCCCGTCTAGTGTAGGCATAACACCACAGACTAATCATGGCTCCAGTTATATCGAAGTAATGGACGTAGACGGATCTACGATATTCATCGATAGAAACGGCAAGACGATTTATGATTTTGTTTATTCGTTCAATGAAGATGCCTATGTCACGCACGATAGGTCTGTGCTCTCATCTCACCTGATCAAGCAGCCTACTGACATGGCAATGCTGTCCGGTACGACAAGCGAGGACGCTAACTGGCTATTTATACCCAACTCAGATGGTACGGTCACTATCTTGAACACGCTACGAGATCAAGACATCAACGGATTCACTCAGTGGATATCTGCCGATTCTGGGTTTATCACTAGTGTGAGCGTGGTAGATGATCAGTTATACATGATTGACAAGAGAACCATTGCAGGCAATGTCGAGTACCACATAGAAAGATGGTCATTCGATCACCTGATGGACGATTCTATTATCTTCAATCCAGCGCCAGCAGATACGGTAATCACTGGCTTGGGTCACTTACAAGGTGAGACTGTTCAGATCGTAGCGGATGGTATTGTGCTACCAGAGAGGACGGTGGTTGTTAGTGAGATAATTCTTACCCCAGAGGAGGTGGGATACACCAACGTAGAGGTGGGGCTAAACTTCCCTGTAGAAGTTACGGGTATGCCTCTTAACACCAACATAGGTAGCGGTGAGAACCAGATGCGTATCAAGCGTATCGTTCGCATGAACATCAGGGTCTATCAATCGTATGGTTACTATGTAGATGGTCAACCAGTGCCTATCAGAGAGTTTGGTTACGCAGTGGACTCCCCACTAGGCACGTCTCCCAACTCTAAAACTGGCATAATACCAGATGTATTAAATACAATAGGTTGGACTAGGGATGAAATGCCAGCTATCACAGCACCAGACCCTACTCCAGTACACATACAAATGATTGAGTACGAGGTTGAGTCTTCATGAATGTGGCGTTGCAGAGTAATATCTATAAGGTTCAAGACATGATGCTGGCTATGCCCCAGGCTGAGCTTGAGGTTAGTCATCATTTTGCCGATGGTATCTATGCCCGCGAGCTATTTATCCCTGCTGGTGTATGTCTAGTAGGTGCATTGCACAAGACCAATCACCTATTTACAGTATCTCAAGGCGAGTGCCTAGCGGTGACGCATGAGGGTAAAGAGGAAATCAAGGCTCCATACATGGGCCAGACTCAACCAGGTATGAAACGAGTCATATACGCGATTACTGATACGGTGTGGACTACGTTCCACGTTACCGAGGAAACAGATGTGGATAAAATTGCTGAAGAAATATTAGAAGACTATCTGTCTGACCATGAAAGTTTTAAGCGTGAATACAACATAACAGAAGACATGGAGAGTTTAATTTTACAAACCGTTAATGATTTGGATATGTCAGATATCGACGGGGTAAAATTAGAAAGTTCTGGCATTGACGGTATAGGCGTATTTGCTGAAAAATTTATTAAAGGCGAAAAAATTGGTTATGCCAGACTCAATAACAAAAGAACAATATTAGGAAGGTATACAAATCATGCTAAATACAGTAACGCGTATCCGGTAAAAGAAGGTGAAAATATACTTTTGATATCATCTGCTGATATAAACAACGAAGAAATTACTGTTAATTATAGAGATATGATAAATATTAATGAAGAATTAAAGGTGATGCTATGTCTTGGTTAGTCACTGCGATAGCAGTAACTTCTGCGGTTGTATCTGCTAGAGCATCGTATGTCGGTGGAAAGACTCAAGAGATTGAGTTCAAGCGAGCGGCAGAAGAAGAGCGTCTAGCGAGTCAAAGTATAGAACTCCAACGTCGAGAAGAATTGAACCGAGCGTTGGCAGCTAATGTAATCGGACAGTCTATGTCTGGTATCTCTGGAGAGGGAACGCCAGCAAGTATTGCATTAAAAAGCGCAAAAACTGCTTCGGTAAGCGAGGCCACTATTGGGCTATCTGAAAAGTTAAAACGGGCACAATACCGCCGTCAGGGAAAAAATTCTAGACAGGCTGGTTATATGACGGCTACTTCTACTTTGCTAAAAGGCGCGACACAGGCAGGTCAGTTGTCCTCGGCTGCGGCGAAGGAAAAATAGCGTGGCACAGAAGCCTATTGGATATTACGGAAAGTTCACACCCACAGGAGTAGATCAATCTGCTGGTCGTAGGTTTGAGGCACTCGCTGGTCTAGCTGGACAGGTAGGCGATATTGCCTTCAAAATAGGTGCTAAGAAGGCGCAAGAGAGGGGCGAGGGTGAAGGTCTGACTGCTGGACAAACGGCTGCTAAAAGCCAAGACGCCGCAAGAATAGAAGGAAAAAAACTTGAAAGCGACTTTGCTAAGATAAAAACGCCCACAGAAGAGCAGTTGGTTGAGTTTGAAGAAAACAAAGAAGCTTTAGCTAGTAGCACCCTCGCCCCAAATAAAAGGGACGGCTTTCTGTCTGCCTTGTCGATACAGGACCAAGCGTATAACAGGGCGATGGAAGGTGCTTATTTAGCGTCTATGCAGATAGATGTGCAAAACAACATTAATAGAATTGCGGCAGAGCATCCAAATAACCCTCAAGCATTTAATAGTGCTGTTAATGCGTCAGTTGGGCCGCCTCTAGCCGCGCTAGTAGACCCAATAACTAGGGCCAAGGCAGAGCAAGTAATAGATGTGGCCCGCTCGCATCAGTCGAGGCAGATTGAAGCAAACGTAATCACCAAACAAAGAAGTGATGCTGACGAAATTCTTGTTCAATCAATACTTCAAGCTAATGATTTGTTAGTTAACTCTGCTAAAGACAATAATGCCCTGGGCGTTGTTACCGCTACCCAAATTATAACTGAGAGGCTAGAGAACAGGTTAGAACTGGGTACTATTTCACAAACGCAGTTTGATGAAGGTGTCAGGAGGGTTGGTATAGTTGCACAATCATCAGCATATCAGGGTGAGATACGCGGGATGGCTAATGAGGGGCAATGGATTCAAGGATATAGTCTCATTGACGGGTTAGCATCTGAAAAACTTGAAGGCTACACCCCTCAAGAACAGAGCGCATTGATCACTAAATTAAGAGGCGATTTAGCCGAGAGGGCCGTAATTGAGGATCGAGTTGAAGCAGAGCAAGCCAGTGATTTGGCTAACGCTCGCTTGGTTAATACTCAAAAACTATTTGACGGCATTATGGATGGTGAGGTTAATGGCGCAGACCTTCAATCTTCGGCAAGAAATATCGGGCTGGGCGGTATATCCATCGCGCAATACAATCAACTTACCGCCTTGTTGAAAAGAAGGGGTGACGCTACTGATGATTCTGGTGTTGTTATTGCCATTACTGACCTTATACGAACCGATCCCGCAGCGGCTCAAAAGTTAATCATAGACAATATGGGAATAAACCTTTCCAGCGCAACAGTAAGGTCTTTATACACCACAGCTACCGCTAACCTACTTAATGATAGCCCTTTGAATACAGGTGAAGCAAAGCGTTTTCGTGAGTACCTAAAAGACATGATTGCGCCAGTTAGTGGTTATCAACTGCCTGGAGCAAACGAAGACGCTCAAAGGTTCGCGATGGTTGCGATTGCTTATGATGCAAGGGTATCCCTTGGAGAAAATCCAGCCGTTGTTGCAAAGGATCTGGTGGATGTTTCAGTAATGATGGAAACAGACAAGGATCTAGACTTCCAAATAGAAGTGGTAGAACAAAGGTATGAAAAAATAGAGGCACCCACCGCCGGCGAGACAAATTCATTTAATAAAGAATTTGATGAACTAACGGATAAGAAGGAAATGTTAAGGACTCTAAGAGAGTTCGAGGCTGATCTAGAGCGTGCTCTAGAAGGCAACCCAGAAGCATTCAAAAAAGGCGCATAGAAGATGGCTAAGTTACCCGTATCACAACTCATTAAGTTAGCCGAGAAAGACGCTGCAAAAGATGCTGCAACAGAAACTGCAAAACAAGCCAAGATCAAAGCGTATCACGGCACTCCGCATGACTTTGATGAGTTCAGCACCGAGTCTATTGGTACTGGTGAGGGCGCCCAAGCGTATGGTCGGGGATTGTACTTTGCCGAGAGGGAGGGAACAGCGCAAAGCTACAGAGACGCTTTGTCGGCTCGACGCCCAAATCCTACCTATTTAGGACGCGGGTACGACAAACTTGATGGGCCTGAGTATCGCGCTTTGGCTGCTATCGAAAAAGAAATTAAGTACAACAAAGATCTCACAGCAGAGCAGGCAAAAGATCAAGCGATAGCTTCATTAAAGCTACGAACGCAAAGAGCTTCAGAAACCATAGATCCAGAGCGAAAGGCCGCAGTGCTTAGTGAATATGCTGAGGATATGGATGTTCTTCAAAGCATGGACTCTAGCGAGATCAAGATGGGCGGCAGTATGTACGAGGTCGAAATTGATGCCTCGCCTGATGAGCTTATTGATTTTGACGCGCCGTTGG